CCAGCAATCAAGGGAGCGACAGCTTTCGCACATCGCACCTTGATCTTCGTTCCCTCGATGGGAATGCTGACGATATCGAGCTCGGCTTGATCCTTACTCGCGATCCATCCGTTATGACTTCGCAGCTGGCTCATTTGGAAATACCGCATCATCAGCCGAGCCGCCTTGTGCTGGCAAATCTCTCAATGCTTGACGATAAACGGCCCATGCTGTTTTGTCCGTTGGTGCATCTGTGTGCATTGTCCAATCGGTGCGAGCTAATTCAGCATTTCGCCATAGCTTGATTTGTTCCCACTTTTGCTCATTGTTAGCATCTGGAAATCTTGAATTAAATGTGAAAGTCATTATGCCACCGCCATACATAGTTGAATGTTAAAGAAATCGCCGTTGCCCCAAATAAAGGGGTTTGATGAAGAAATAACGCCACCTGCTGCTGCTACTGGCTCAAAGTTTCCACCTGAGCAATAACCGCTTTGTACTGAATAAGCATTGATTCCAACGTCTTCCAAATAACCAGCTGCGGGAATACCCCAAGCACCAGTACCTAAACTTTTTGAAGTAAAAGGAAGACTAAAGTTCCAAGTTCCTGTACCAAATGTTGTAGTCGATCCCGCTTTGAAGTTAATTAAAACGTGTACATTTTTACCAACTTGTAAATAAAGTCCTTGTAGTGTTCCATTTCCCAAAGATGGTGCTGTTGCAGATGATGTCCAAGTGGGGGTGTAACTTGTCCAATCCGTTGAATACTTCAATCCTGTTGCGGTTGATGAATCGGCGGTTAAAACCAAATTATTTGCACCGACCGCTAGCCGAGAAAATGCGTCAGCACCAGTACCAGCGATCAAATCACCTTTTGCATCGATCGCCGTTGCCATTGAGTTTGTGATTGTGACAGTGCCAGACGTGCCACCGCCGCTGATACCTGTGCCAGCTGTGACACCAGTTATGTCGCCTTGATCATTTGTAATCCACACAAAGTCCATATCCGTGTTTGAATTCTTCGAAAGAATTTGGCCAGATGTTCCACCCTTGAGATCGGCCATTGTCGAATCGACAGCTTGACCAAAGACCTCGAAATCCGCTGGAAGATCCGTGACCAAATCTGTCGGTGTCGGCATTTGCCAGCCGAAATTGCTCGTCGGATTGCTCATTTTTTCTCCTTACGCGACCACGGTCGCATTTTGCCATTCGAGTGTTCCCGAAAGGGTGTTCCATTTTTCGCCAATAGGTACTTGCTCCCATCGGAGAGCTTGCAAGCTATAAGCCAGCGGAGACAGCAACGCCGTCACCGACACTGAATTGTACGCGGCTCGGAATGTCCATCCCTCAACGAAACCCGCATATGTTCCCGATGACATATTCAGCGGAAGATTTGAGATTCGAAGTGGAAGTCCCATGAAGATGTTGATCATCGAATCTCGATCAGCATCATCGAGCTCTGGATTGGTCAATTCAAAAGTGATGGCATTCATCATCGGCTGAGGATAAGCACGAAGCGTCAAATAGAAATCGGCTTGATCCTGAGCATCCACAGCGTGCTTGATTGTCGTAGTGATGATCTGTGCCAGACGTCCAAAGATTCCGATGGATGTTGGATCTTCTGCAGTCTTTTCAAGAGCTGAATTGTTTCCATATTTAAGAGTGATGTCATTTCTGACGTCTCCCGCTCTGGTGTTGATCTGCATTCCGTTGATCACAGCTTGATTTGCATCGACGTCGGTGTATCCATAGGTCGAGAGATAAAGGCTTCGATGTGTGCTGTCTGCGTAAGAAATGCGACCGTAGGCGTCTTCGTAAAGATAGCCAAGACCAGAAGTGGCCAAAGCTGAGACCAGTGAATAAACATCAACGATGTCAGCTCCACGATCCTCGAGCTCATAATTTCCAGCGTCAATCTCGCCCAGACCAGTATTTTCAGCTGTTGCCCATGTGACCGATGCTGGATAAGTCGCCCATGTCAAGGCTGAGGGTACTTCGCTCCAGTTATTCACCAGAAGATCGGTCAAGATTGTTTCGATCTGAACGCCATCCAAAGCATCTGAAAGCACGCCTTGAGTCAAAGCTTTTTGAAGTCTGGAAAGAGCTCCCAAAGCGATGATCGAGACAGTTTGATTGATTCCCACTGATCCAGCTGTTGTCACTTCAACGGTCAAATCCGTGATGCTTCCACCAAAGATCGGGACGAATGCAGCTGTGGAATCTTGCAATTCGATGGTCACAGAATCATTGATCGAAGCTGTGATCGGGGTTTGATCCAGATTGATCAGCTGGAGATTTACATATCCCGCTTGCGCTTGCTCATATATATTCGTGCGGCCAGTGTTGATCGTAAGATTTGCCAGAGCATAATTCTGATATTCGAGACCATTGATTTTGACGCGCCACACAGGGCTCCAGAGTGTCATGCTATTTGCAACGCTCCAGCTCCGCCCGTGCCACGATAGAAGCTGCTATTTAAGGTGTCCACGATTGTGCGTGCTGTGCCTTCTTTGTCAAATGCTCCAGTGACAGTCAAATTGATTGTCGTTCCCATTGATGCAGCTTCTGCCAATCGGAAAGACCCGGGATTGAAGTTTGATGAGACGACGTTTGCTGCAGCTGCGGCTTTTGAAGTAGATGATGCGGCTGAAGAAGTAGATGATGTCGTTGAGCCGCCAGATGATCCGCTTATTGTCGGAGCCGTAACCTTTGGAATAGTTGCATTCGAACCTGAAACGCTCGGCGCGGTTGGCATAGTCACCTTCGGAGCTGTACCAGTTGGAATCGTTGGAATATTTGGCAAAAGTGGAATTGAATTATATTTATTGATCAGCCAATTTACGACGGCGATCGCGCCTTCCACAGCTGTCGTGATTGCTCCGATGATTCCGCCGATGACGTTGATGACAGTGCCAGCAATTTTTCCGACTATATTCAACGCAGCTCCCAAAGTAGTCGAAAGGACTGGAGCAACATAGTCAGCGATCAATTTGCCGAACGCTAAGAAAGCCTCTGAATTGCCAGCAATAGCATTTTTCACTGAATTAAATGCTGAAACTAGTCCATCCCAAATCGGACGAAATACCTTTGTCAAGGTTTCGCCAAGAGCTGTGACATTTGCACCGATTCCGCCTTGATTGTTGCTGAAAGCATTTGAAAGCTTTTCAACCACTGGAATGAAAGTCGTGCTGATAAATGTGGCTATTTGCAAGACAATGGGCAAAAGAGCTTGACCGATGGTCGTTTTTGCGTTTTCTAATTGTGCCGTGAGAATTCGAGTCTTGTTAGCTAATCCGTCAGATGTACGTTCGAAATCGCCTTGAGCTGCTCCAGTTTGATCATAAATCAATTTCTGGGCTGCAAGGACTTTTTGTTGCGGAGTCAATGCATTCTTTGTCGTATTTACGATCCCCAATGCCAAAGCTGCTTGACGAAGTGATGCATCATCCAAAAGGACTCCATATGCACGCAAGGGCTCGGCTTCACCACGTAAAGCTGATCCAATGGCATTGATGGCTTGCTCTGGAGAAGTGTTATTGAAAGAAGCAAGGTCAGATGAAAGCTTCACGAAATCGATTGAGAACTTTGAAAGATCTTGACCCGATAATCCAGCAGCTTTTCCAAAGGTTGCAAAAGTAGCAGCTGCATCGAGTGCTTGTTGCTTCGTCTGGCCTAGAGATCCAGCCGCCGTTGCAGCGAATTTTTCAATGTCTTTTGATGTGCTTCCAAATAACACGCCAATCTTTGAAACTGTCTCTGATAAGTCTGATGCAGATTTGACGGCTTCAATGCCAATTTTGACGGCAAAAGCTCCAGCTGCGGCGGCAGCCGTAGCAAGAGCAGCACCAGCAACCTTGCCAATTTTGCCCATTTTGTCGCCAAAGGTTTCGACGTCATTGGTAGCAGCTTTTAAGGATTTATTAAGATTATCAACATCACCAAGAATGGAAAGTTTGAGCGTCCGTGATCCTGTTGCCATCAATCCCACTCCTTTAAAATTTTAGTGAATGCATTCTCCCATTCAGCGATGATGTGAGGCTGTTCGGCACGCAGAGTCGGATAGATGAACCATCCTCGAGATCCACGGCCTTCGCGTCCTGACCAGACGGGAAATTGCTTGAATTTATTTGATCCGAATTCGTAACCGCCCCAAAGCATTTGAGTCGTACCACCGCCAGAGAATTTCTGAGAAACAAAACCAAATGACAATTCTCCGACCTTCGATGATTTACTCACTCGAGATCCTTGAGCGATACGGGATGCCGCTCGATTGTTAGCTGATCCAGCTGTGGCGATGATCTTTGTCTGCACATAAGTAGCAAGGCCATTTGAGACGCCCTTTGCTTCTGCAACAGCTTGATCGTCCATGGCCTTGAAAGCGCGAATGATGCCACGTAAGTCTGACTTATCGTAAGCGATCATCTCATTCGCCATTTTTACTCTCCAAGATCTCGATTGCTGTCAATATGTCTTCGGCTGTTTCGAACTCTCTGGGACTCAATCCTGTCGCAAGGGCTAAGTCCCAGAGCATCCGATTTACGCTTCCGACTGGGTGGCTTTTGGGCTCTGATCGTCACCGACTCGAACTTCTGCCACAGTCTCACACCAGATTTCGAATCCCTTGACTGGCTTGCCAGCGGACTCGCGCTTCATAGCGTGATAAGCAAGAAACATCAGATCTGAGATTCCGATCTTTTCTTGCGCCTGTGAAACGATGAAACCTGTCTTGTTTTCCCACTTTGCCCATTCTGGGGGTTGAGCTGTGTAGGTCTCCGAAATTCCTGTTGAATATTCGATTGTGATTGGTAGCTTCATTTCATTTCTCCCGATTCTTGTTTGTTATGCGAAGACTGGTGTAGTCACGCAGGTGAAAGTCATTGAGACGGTCTGTGCATCTGGTGCAGTGCCGCCCGCTGATGGATAGATAGGTTGGACGTCGAAATTGAATGTCGATCCGCTTTCAGCTTCAAGAACTACGGCCAAAGGTGTGTTTGGATTTGTCGCAGCTGAATTCCAAAGCATCTCGCAAAGTGATGACGGAGCTCCCCAATCGGCAAGCATCTCAACAGCAAAAGACCCTTGTGTGTCTGTTGTGTAATACGCTTTTCCATCGAGTGTCTGATAAGTGTTGATCGTTGAATCTACTGTCAAGATCGCAGAAGTAGCTTGAGCATCAAAAGTGTCTCCGTCGATGCTGAAGCTGACATTTCTGCCCGTGATGATTGTTGTGCTCATGGCTTCTCCTAGTTTGGTATTTCGTTGTAGTAAGTGGAAACCAGAAGATCCGCGACGAGATATTTACCCGTCTGGATTTCCAGTGGCGTCGGTTGATTAACGTTTCCGACTTCGTATCCCGACGGCATCGCGCCGAGAATGCTGATGATTAGCTGCTCAAGATTGTCCAAAGCTGCCGCATTGTTTTGATAATTCACGGCAGCTGAAATGATGAAATTGACCTTGACTTTCGTGACAGCACTGTTGATCAAGGTGCTTTCAAGGTACGGAGCATCTGGAAGAATCGCGACCAAAGGTGCGATGAATGCATCGGGCATCGCTGGATAACATGAAGCAACGATTCCAGCTGATTCAAGAGCTTCTTTTAAGGGTGTACGGACATCGGCTTCGATTGTCATTGTGCCATCGTTTCAACGTCCAAGAATGGCCCGAGAAGTCCGATCACGCGATTGGTCAAGCTGCGGCCGAGCTGGAATGGAAGTGGCTGAGCATTTTCTCCCATGATTTGATTTCCCGGGGATGTGATTGATTGAAAAATTTCTACAGATACGACGAGAATCGCATTCTTGATCGGTGCGACGTTCGCATAGAGTTGAGCTGCGCTTGATCCTGAAAGTGTGGCGAAGCCAGCTGGAATGACCGCGTAAATCACCTGATCTGGCTCCGCCACTGTGACGGAAAATTCATAAGCATTTCGTGAGTCAGCTGTGATGGTATACGTGCCGTTCAAATCTCCGCATCCAGTCACGACGACTGTCTGACCGACCGCGAAATAGCATGGTCGAATGGTCGTGAAATAAGCGATCGAATTTGTGACCCGAGTTGAAACGATTGATGATTGATATTGAGTCAGAAGCGGCAAGATTGTTAGCTCTGCAGAATCAATCATCTGGTCGAGATATGTATCGTTAAAAAGAGAATCGCTCACGCCTAACACGGCGCGGAGCTCATCGGCTGTGACGATGTTAGGCATGAACGATCCTTTCGATTACTACTCGGACGAGATCGGGAGAACCCGTCCGATGATTGGTGTGGGAATTAGTCCTTATCGAATGCGTATGCGCCAGCGCCGATCTTTGTTGCTGTCGCTCCGTATCCGTAAAGCATGATTCCGATTGATCCGTCTTCGATGTAGTTGGTGCGTAGCTGTAGGCGTGGGCTTTCATACCATGTGTATGCATCACGATTGATGACGTACATGCAGTTATCGCCAAGACCTGAAAGAGCAGTATCGACCCAAAGATCGATTCCGTTCACTGAACCGCGCAAGCTGCGAGGCTGTGCGTTTCCAGCTGCGTTCATTGGATTGATTGCGTTATAGATCGGACGTCCAGCGTCATTGAATGACATGATGCGTCCCCACATTTGTGGAGAGACGACGATTGCATCTGCGAACTTGAATGTGTTTGCGTACACGCTAACCGCGCCGCCCGCTACCCATGTCAAGAATTCTGCAGCTGTGATGTCTGTTCCGATACCTGTTGCGACCTTTGTCGCGCCAGTGATGATCTGTGCTGAGTTATACACGTTTGTAGCACGTGAATATTGCTGAGTCATAGTTGAAATCAATTCAGCATAGTAGAGAGGATCTGATCGGTCTGCGAGCTCTACTGACATGACAGATGAACCCTTGAATGACTTGACATCAACGTTGATGAACTCTGTTTCGAGTCCCGCTGGTGTTACTGGATCAAGCTCGTCGATCTGTCCTACTGTTGGGAGAGCAGTGACCTTCGGGATTTGAAAAACAAGGCCAGCGTCTGGCAAGACGCCACCGCTGATCGAATCAATAGAAGCTCTCACTGAATCTGAAAGGCCGTTCACGACCTCACGAAGCTGGCGAGTTGGGATGAGCCCTGGTGAATCTGTTGTTGCTGTTGCAGCTGCAACAAATGCACGTGAATCTTCTGATCCGCGCATCGCTGCGACTTTGTGCATCAAGAAAGTCTCTGGTGAGACGATCGGATTGCGAGTTGCGATGAAATTGACAGGCTTTGCGACTGATGCCGCTGCCTGAACTGACTGAGAAGCTTCGACCGTCTCTGCGGCTGTTGCTTCATTGACGGTGTTTTCCACGACGTCTCCTTCTG